CGTGCCGGGCCGAGTGGTGCCGGGCCAAGTTGGCCGCGCCCCTTGAAACAGGCCAGACCTCGGTGACACTGGAATCCGTTCCCCGTGAGATGGTCGCCGGTTGTCAGATCATCGTGACCACGGACTCGACCGAGGACCTGTTCGAGGCGGCCTCGGTTTCCGGCAATGTCGTGACGCTCACAACCGCTGCAACGCGCGGCGCGCCACAAGGCTCTCGGGTGAACGTGGCGCACTGGGTCCGCCCGCCGGACAGCCAAGTTTTCGCCGCTGAAACCGACATGCTTTGGACCGCAAACCTCCGCTACGATGTCGTCCCGGGCAGTTCATTCGAGACGTTCAAAGCCGCCGAGGGGGCTCTCTACGAGGGCCGCGAGGTCTTTCTGACCAAGCCCAACTGGCGAGAAACGCCTCGGTTCACCTTCGCGCAAGAACGCGATGAATTCGACCCAGGGCAAGGTATCTCCAGCTTCCTCGCGCCGCACAAAGCTGATCAGCTTCAACTCCAACTGACCTATTCCGCCTTCACGAGCGCGCAGGCGGATGAACTGATCAGCTTTTTCCTTCGCCAGCGCGGACGCCGGAATTCCTTCTGGATGCCAACCTGGTCCCGGGACATCTTGCCCTCGGCAGCGGCCATGCCTGCTGCGAACCAGTTTCAGATCGACGGCGGGGATTTCTGGCAGGTCTACGCGGACAGCCCGGTCTACCGGCGCATGATCGCTTTCTGGCCGGATGGGTCGCACCAGATCAACCGCGTTACCGAGATCGCGGGATCGACCAACTCTTTCGCCAGCTTCGCCGACAACTGGGTGAACTCGATCACACCGGGCACTCGGATCATGTGGCTGCCGCTGTGGCGCTTCGAGAGCGACACGCTGGACGTGCAATGGCTGACAGACTCCAAGGCCGAGATGCAGTTCCCGGTGCGGACCCTGTTCGCCAGCGACGTTGAAAACGACTCAGGGGGGTTCTGATATGGCTGTCAACGACTATGAGAGCAGCAGGGAGCGCGGCCAGCCGGTCGAACTCTACCAGTTCATCTACGGTGCCGCCGGGCAGGAATTCCTCTACACGGACGGGACCTCGCCGGTCGTCCTCGACGGCAAAACCTACAACCCGCTGCCCGTCGAACGCGGGAAAATCGAAGCCAAAGCCGAACTCTCCGGGCGCGGTATCGAGGTCAAGGTTCCTGCGGATTCCGACATTGCGAACCTGTTCCGCATTTTCCCCCCGGGCCGGGTGGTCAGTGTGATCATTCGGCAGGGCCATATCGAAAACCCGGATGACCCGGCGGAGTTCGCCTTGGGGGACAATTTCGCGGTCGTCTGGACAGGCCGGGTGGTGGAGGCTTCGAGGGACGGTATCGAGGCAACGCTGAACTGCGAGGCTCTCAGTTCCGGGATGAAAAGGGTCGGCCTTCGCCGTCACTACCAATGGTCTTGCCCTTTCGCCCTCTACGGCCCCGAGTGCGGCGCGGCCAAGGTCGCGATACCGGCAACGGTCGAAGGTATCGCCGGGAACAAGATCACGCTCAATACCGGGTGGATGGGCAGCCGCGTTGCGGCCAATTTCATCGGCGGCTTGGTCGAGTGGGCCGGGGCATCCGGTCTCGAATCCCGGGGCGTACTGCGGGTCGAGGGCTCTACCGTTCTTGTGATCTCCGGCATCGCTTCGGGGCTGTCCGTGACTGACGAGATCGAGGTCTTTATCGGCTGCCCGCACACGCTGGACGGCTGCGAGAACCTTCACAACAACGTTCAAAACTACGGCGGCCAGCCGTGGATTCCGACCGATGGCAACCCGGTCGGGAAGAACAACCACACATAGGGGAAGCCGACATGCCCGCACCTTTCCTCACCCAGTTGGCGATTGGGATCGCGCTTTCCTTCGTGGGCTACCTCCTGGCCCCCAAACCGAAGCAGCCCAAACCCCCCTCGACCGAGGAACTTGAGAACCCGACCGCCGAGGCGGGCCGTCCCGTCATGGTGGTTTTTGGCTCTCTAACGATCGAGAGCCCAAACAACATGGGGTATTGGGATAAAGAATCTGTCACCCGAAAGTTCAAAAGTGGGGGCAAAAAGTGACGGAACGTATTACCATACATGATGCTCGCCGAGTCGGCTTCTGCGTTTCGGGCGTCAAGGCACACTGTAAAGCCCTCGGCGTCGATTTTCGCCAGTTCCTCCGCGACGGGATGCCCATCGAGGAGGCCGCCTCTCTCAATGACGGCCACGTCAACCGCATAATCGAAGAAGCAGAAAAGAGGATTCAAAATGGGGGGCGGTAAAAAGAACCAAACGGAGGTCTTCGATTTCCTGATGTCGATCGACTACGGGCTGTGCCACGGCCCGTTGGATCAGGTCAACCAAATCTGGGTCAAAGACAAGCCGATCTGGTGCGGCGCTGCTTTCGAGCGGACCGACATCGAGGTGGACCAACCGGACCTTTTCGGCGGTGACACCGGGGAGGGGGGTGTCGTCGGGACCGTCGAGGTGTACCCCGGCACAGAGGATCAGGTCTCCTCGGCCCAACTGGCGGGCCGTGTAGGCCGCACCATCGAGACCATGCCTGGGTATAAGGGGATTGCTCACCTGTTTTTCCGGGGGAGTCTCGGCGCGAATGAGCCGACCCGGAAGGTCGGGGGGTCCTTGCTCCAGCTTTTGGCCTACAGCCTGTTCAGCACGGCCTCGGCCCGGGGTTTCCGGTGGGGCACCAACAACCCGTATCTTCCCCCGATGAAGGCCAGCGTGACCCGTCTTCCGAAACTCCTGGAGGCGAATGCGGTCATCTATCCGCCGATTATCAACGAGAACGGTGAGGTTGTCGCAGACCCGGACCAGGGCGGCACGTTCCCGGATAACCTCGTAGATTTCAACGTGCCGCCGTCCACCACGCAGCTTTACCGGAGGGCCGACATCCCGGTCGATGGTCCGCAGTACCCGTGGTCGCGGATTCGGTTTTCGATGCTCACAGAAGCGCAGTTCGAAACCGGCTTTTTCTACGGTTGGGTTCCCCGGGCAGTCGTCACGCATGATGCAACCTACGGGAACTCCGAAGGCGTAACGGTTTCCGCCACCGTGATTTTCAGGCTCGAAGAATACGATCTCTCGGGGACGCTGCTGGAAACCCACACTCTGACTGCCTCGGGTTTCTCCCCGGTGATAAACGAAACGATCACCCTGAACGAAGCAACCCGAGAGGTGCGCCATGTGGTGGTGGCCTCTGGCACCGATTTGACACAACGGTTGACCGGGGGTTGCCTGGTCAACCTCTATTTCAACAAAAGTGTCTCCTCTGGCGGGAACTTTCCGGTCAACCAAGGGTCCAACCCCAGCTTCGAAAACGATGGGGAGATCATCGACCTCTACGCACTCGGATTCACCCAAGATGACATCGACTCTGGCAACGTGACATTCGCCGCCACGGCAACGGTCGCCGCGTGGGAGACCCCGCTAGGCGGCGGCGGCCCGGAGCAGTTCACCGGGTATGTCGAGTTCGCCGGTCTGCGCGCGCAGGAATCGGGAGTCCCTGACTACACGGACATCATCGCCATGCGTGATGAAAGCGGCTTGGTGGACACAACGCGGGATTTGAGCGGCGTGGGCTTCGCCGTGATGGACACGGGGGCGCTCACCCCACAGCCGGGGACCCGGTGGGTTGTGGTTGTCGGCCTCGCCAACCGAGTCTCCCCCGTTCTGTCCTACTGGACCATGCGGTCTGCCGAGTGGGTGGTTTACGGCAGCGCGTCGGCCCCGGCATCGACCCATTGCGAGGTCGATCGAGACCTTGGAATTCTCCCCGACGCGAACCCCGCCCAGATGATCTACGAGTGTCTGGTCAACCAATCTTGGGGGAAGGGTGAAGACCCGGCGATGATCAACACGGCGAGTTTCGTGGCTGCCGCGAATACCCTCGCGGCAGAGTTTTTCGGCCTGTCGATGCGCTGGGCGGAGCAGGACAGCATCGAGAATTTCATCCAAGAAATCCTCGACCACATCAAGGCGTTCCTCTACCAGGACCCGGAGACCGGCCTATGGACGCTCAAACTGCTGCGCAACGACTACGACATCGCGGAATCCCTGCACGTCAACCAGTCCAACGCGGACCTGTCCGGGCAGAAGCGGAAATCCTGGGGTGAGACGATCTCCGAGATTGTCGTGGTCTACACCGATCCGCTCACCGAGAAAGAAGCCTCCGTAACAAGCCACAACCTCGGCACCCTCGCCATGAACGGCGGGATCGTGAGCGACACTCGGAACTACCACGGCATCCGCAACCCTATCCTCGCGAAAATCGTGGCCGACCGTGACGTGGAGTCTGCGGGCTACCCGGTCTTCGCCTGCCAGGCGAAGGTGGAGCGCACTTTCTGGCGGGTTCGGCCTGGGGATGTTGTTGTCTTGTCGTGGCCGGAGGAGGGCTTGGTGAACGCGGTCATGCGCGTCATGGGTGTGGACTACGGAAGCCCCAAGAACCGCACCATCACCCTCGACCTTTCTGAGGATGTGTTCGCCCTTGAGCAGACCAGCTACTCCGGGTTGCAGCGTTCGCTGCTGGCGACGGATAGAGTCGCGGCAACCCCGATGGATGTTGAGACTGTGATCACCGCGCCGCTGCCCTCGATGGTCAGGGCGGGCGTGACCGTGGCCGAGGTGGACGAAAGTGAGCCTGTTGTGGCGGGGCTGATCATGGCGGACAACTCCCCGAGGCCGCTGAACATCAGGGTTCACACTGCGGTGGTCAAGGGCAACGGAGATTCTGTTGTCGAGGAGGTCACAACCATTCCCGTAACCGCCTCTGCTCTCACGGAGGACGCACTCGTCGCCGAGGCGCTTTCCCGGGTCCCTGAAACGCTGGTTGAGGTCCTGCTCCAGGGCAACCAAGAGGTAGGGGACATCCTGATGCTCGGTGCCGAGGAGGCAGGTTCGGAACTCATCATGCTGACCGGTTTCGACGCGGTTGCAGAGGAGTGGATCGTCATCCGGGGCGTCTGGGATACGGTTCCCGCCGCGTGGCCCGTGGGGAGCCGAATTTGGGCGTTCCCCGCTGGGACCTTGCGCGCGGACCCCGGCGAGCGTTTGTCCGGAGAAACCCGGACATACCGGTTGCTCCCGCGCACAAGCTACAACGCGCTGGCCTACGGCGAAGCGAGCGATTTGACGGTGACGTTCTCCGAGCGGCCTTTCGCGCCATTCCGGCCCGCCGATTGCGAACTAGACGGCACGGGCTTCACCGGAGTTGACTACTCGCGGGTCACACTCGGAACCGCGCCGCCCGCGACCGTCACGGCGACCTGGGCCAACCGCAACCGGCAGACAGAGGACCAGATCGCGAACGAGTGGACCGACGCCGGAGTAACACCGGAACCCGGCCAGACCACCGTGCTCCGGATTTTCGACGCCGCAGGGAACTACTCTCACGAGATCACCGGCCTGTCGGGAAGCAGCTACGACATACCGATCGAGGCGTTCGACCCGGTGGATGTCGGAACCGTCCAATTCGTTTCTGAGCGGGGAGGCATCCGTTCTCTCTGGGGGGTGCATATCCCCTTCGACATCCGGCAGAGCGGCTACGGTTTGAACTACGGCTACGCATACGGCGGATCGGCGTAAGCCCCGCCCCCACACATCTGAGAAGGAAGACACAAAATGGCAAAGCGCACACTTCCCGGACTGGGCCTCACGGGCTTCTGGCCGTTGGGTGATAACGACTGGAAAGACGAGATGGACGAGAACCTGCGTCTTCTCTCGGCGTTGGTGAACCGGCGGGTGAAATCCCGGACGGCGGCGCTCCCGGGAACTCCGTCTCTTGGGGACATCTACATCGTGGTCAGCAGCGACCCCACGAACGCGAACAGCCTGGCGATCTGGGATGGCGAGGTTGGAGCGGAGGCTTGGGTCTATGTGGTTCCGGACGCGGGTTGGAATTTCTGGGTCGAAGATGAGGCCGCCAACGTCCAGTGGGACGGCACGGCTTGGGTTGACTTTGCCGGGTCTGGTGGAAGCGGCGGTAGCAGCGCGATCGTGTCCCGGGAAGAAACCGCCTCCGACTACGCGGCCTCCTCGGCGGACTTTGGTGGGAACGTCTTCATCCGCCGGAATAACGCAAGCGCGAACACCGTCACCATCAACTCCGGCCTGACCGGGACCGAGCCTCTTACAGTCGTACAGACTGGGGCAGGGGCAACCTCTTTTGTCGCAGGCTCGGGTGTGACGATCAACTCGCTGGACGGGAACCTCGCGCTGGCCGGTCAGTACGCCTCGGCCACGCTGGTCCCTGACGGCACAGACAACTACATTCTGATCGGGGCGCTGGCAGCATGATGAGTCTTCTTCTCGGCTCGGTTGCGGCTTCCGCGATCTTGAGCGGCGGCCCGGGGGGCAGCTTCACGGACAGGCAGTTTGATCCTGCCAGCTTCTCTACGCAGACCGTAAGCAACAGCAACAAGACCATCCTCAACACGACCGGAGCGACCTCGCGGTATGTGGTCAGCCTGTTCGAGATGGCTCCCGGGGATACGCGAAAATACTACTGGGAGTTCCACTGCAACCCAGCGGGCACCGCGCCGACGAATTTCAACGGCTATCAGGGCGTGGTGGCCTCTGCGCAGTATAACTCCGGGTCTCTGGGGCCGACCGCAAACCAGCATCCGATTGCGCAGGGCTCCAGCGCTTGGCGCGCAAACGGAACTGTCGGGACCACTTCACCGCAGCCACACGGGAGCGTGCCGACACACGGTCGAGGAGCGGATATGCTGTTCGCCGTTGCACCTTCTACGGGGAAACTCTGTCACGTCAAGACGGGGCCGTGGAATCGACACGCCGTCGCAGATGCG